AAGTTATACGAAGCCGATACTGTATTCGAAACCTATTGGAAGCCGGTTCTAAACAAACTTCTTTCTAAATAGGCTTTAAACACAAAATAAGGGCAAAATTACAGACTTCCTAGGAGGGTTACAGTAAATATGGTTCCTGTGATGATAGTTCCGGTTTTAACGCGTTATGACCTTTTAGATCGGATGATCGCTTCAATTAATTACCCGATTCGGGAACTCGTGATTATTGATAACGGCGCGAAATCTCAAACTTGGGAACCGACGTGGAATCAATGGATCAGTAAAATTTGGCATCTTAAAATGCCGAACAATTTAGGTGTCGCCGGATCATGGAATCTTGGAATCAAATCAACCCCTATGGCCGATTATTGGTTAATTAGTAATTTTGATGTCGAGTGGGGAGGAGATAGTTTAAAAATGTTTACCGAACTTTCTCATCCTGAAAAACTTGTTTTGTCTAACGGATCACCGGAGTGGTGCGCTTTTTCAATCGGTTGGCAAATCATTGATAAAGTTGGTTTATTCGATGAGGCTTTTCATCCTGCCTATTTTGAAGATAACGATATGCAACGAAGAATCGAAAATAAAGGTATGGAAGTTGTTAAATCTTTTATCCCTATCGCGCACGATAACTCTTCAACTCTAAAAGCAGGATTTCAACAATTAAATGATGAAACTTATATAAATAATTATGATCATTACAGATTTAAACAAAACTATAATGACTATTCCGAGGGAAACTGGCAAATTCGTAGAAGAAGAAAAAACTCATGGGATTAAATAATAGTATAACAATTTTTAAAAATATACATAAAGATAAAGATATTTATGTTTTAGGATCTGGAGCAAGTTTAAATTTTATAGATAAATCTTTTTTTAAGAATAAAATTACTATCTGTGTAAATGAAGTTGGTATTGTTTATTTACCGAATACTAAATATGTTCTTACAAAGCATCACCCAGAGGCTCTTCGCCACGCAAAATCTATGCCTAAATCTAAAATAATAACCAGTTTAGGAGATTGTGGAGAACAATACTCTACGACTCCTCCAGAATCTGAGAATCTTTATTTTTTCACACATAATTTAAATAAATGCGAACATGCTAATACTAAAGATTGGCCTCAAGGAGAAAGTGGAATCTACGTTTCTTGGTCTAGTATTACTTCTGCTATGCACTTTGCCGCATATTTAGGTGCTAAAAATATTGTTTTAGTTGGTCACGATTGTGGAGAATTAAATAATACTAGTTGGGTAGAAAATTACGGATACGAGAACGCGCAACCTAGCGATCTTTATCAGGCAAAGCAAAGAAATCTTTTGTTTGAAAATCAATCTATAGATGTAAAAAACAAACTAAAAGAATTATATAACTGTAATATTTACAGCCTAAATCCTTTTATAAATTTTAATTTAGAAAATGTACCTTATCGTGGAAAAAATAGTATTAACTAATGGTAAATAAAAATATTTTTTGGGAAAATAAAAAAATCGCAACAGAAGAAGAATTTACTAATTTTTTAAATTCTTTTTCTAAAAGTGACGATTTATTATTAGAAAAAATTGAAAGAGAAAATCAATTAGATCCCCCAGAATTTAGTGATCTATATTTTCTTTATAAAACAACTAGAGAATCTCACGCTATCTCAATTTTAGAATTTGGTTCAGGATATTCAACCTTAATTTTTGTAATTGCTTTATATCAAAATTATTTGCAATTTGGTCAAGATTATCTAAAAAAATGTACGCATCCAAATCCTTTTGAATTATTAACTATTGATGCCTCCGAGTTTTTTTTACAAAAAAGTTTAAATCGTATCCCTGAAGAATTACGAAAGTTTGTCAAAGGACATAATTCAGATGTTGAACTTTTTGAATTCAATGGGGCAGGGGGTCAGATAGCAAATAGATGGACAGATTTGCCTAATTTTACTCCAGATCTAATTTATATAGATGGTCCCGATCCAGAGCAAATCCCTACTAAAATAAATGGATACCGGAGCAAAGATTTTTCTTTACCAATGTCAGCAGATATTTTGCAAAGAGAATTTTTTCTTTGGAACGGAACTCAAATCATTATGGATGGGCGAGGCGCTAATGCAGAGTTTTTACTCAAAAACTTGAAACGCGATTGGCATTATTTAAAAGATTCATATAACGATAGGCATATTTTTAGGCTTAATTCTGAACCTTGGGGTTATTTTACTAATCAGCATGCAGAGTTTAAACGATCATTATCCGAGCAAAGATTACCTTGGGTCAGTTCAAGGAAAGCCTATTTAAAGGAAATTTTAGGAAATTAAATTTAAAGATAGTTATAAGTAAAAACCTGCATTAGACTAGATATACATAAGTTTGGAGTTTTATGGCAATAACAAACGGCTACGCAAGTTTACAACAAGTTAAAGCCGCACTTAGAATTACCGATTCAACCGAAGATGCGTTATTAGAAATTGCGATCGAGGCGGCATCTAGAGCAATCGACGGCAATACCGGTAGAAATTTTTATAACGCAGGAACAGCAACAAGATACTTCGCGCCAGATGACGATTTCGTTTTATTAATAGATGATCTAGCCGGAACTGCTATAACTTTACAAACAGCAAATAACGCTGATGGAGTCTACGACGTAACTTGGGCAACTGACGATTACCAACTAGAACCTTTAAACGGAAACTCAGATGGAATTGCTTGGCCATATACAAGAATTCGTGCAATCGGAGATTACCTATGGCCGATCTTAAATGGTGAAGCACTAGCAAAAATAACCGGAGTTTGGGGCTGGACTTCAGTTCCTATTGCCGTAACTCAAGCATGTGTAATTCAATCTTCAAGAATTTACAAACGTTTAGATTCGCCTCTTGGTGTTGCCGGTTTCGGCGATATGGGAGTTATGCGCGTAACTCGTGATCTTGATCCCGATGTTGCACAACTAATCGGAACTTATAGAAAAGTTCGAAACGTTGGCTAGCATAACGAATATTCGCGCCGGATTAGCAACGCGATTAGCAACAATTTCAGGATTAAGAACTTCTGCCACACAACCGGATAATCCTAATCCACCAATAGCCGTAATAATTCCAGACAACACAAGATACGATGACACTTTCGGTCGAGGTATGGATACAACAACTTTTAGAATTATTCTTATCGTTTCAAGAGTTGCCGAAAAACAAGCACAGAACGCTTTAGATGCTTATTGCGCAACAACAGGTTCTTCAAGTATCAAAGCCGCAATAGAGGGCGATAAAACACTTGGAGGAAGCGTTTTCGATTGTCGCGTAATCGAAATGCGGAACTATGGACAAATTCCTATCGGAGATGTGACATACTTAGGTTGTGAGTTCGTAGTTCTCACTTACGCGTAAGAAAGAGAAAGAGAAAAAACATTATGCCGAAATTCGCAGCAACCGATTATGCGATTACCATTAATGGAAGTTCTTTTGCTACAAGTCTTAATTCTGTAGAATTAGCACTTACAGCAGATGATCTCGAAACCACTGCTTTCGGTGGCGAGTGGAGAACCAGAATTGCTGGTTTAAAGTCCGGATCTTTAACTTTAAACTTTATGCAAGACTTTGGTGCTTCTTCCGTTGATGCAACTTTATATCCCCTATTTGGATCAAATGCAACTGTCGTTATTAAACCAACTTCAAGTTCTATTGGTACAACTAATCCTGCTTACACAGCAGTTTGTTTAGTAACACAATATTCTCCGTTCGCTTCCAGCGTTGGCGATATTGCAACCCTTTCTGTAACTTGGCCAACTTCCGGTACAGTTACAAGAGGAACAACTGCTTAATAACAAAGGATAAAAAGTGTTTCTTAACCTGCGCATCACTTCGAAAAATAAATCTACTCGCGATGTTAAAGCAGAGTGGGCAGATTTTATTGCTTTTGAAGATGAATTCGATCAAGCATTTACAATAGTTTTAGACCCTAAAAAATCAAGATTAAAACATTTAACTTGGTTATCTTGGCACGCCGAATCAAGAGATCAGAAAACAAAACTTTCTTTCGAAGATTGGTGCAAAGATATTGCTCAATGTGGATTTGTTGTAGGTAATGAGGTCGAAGATATAGACCCCCTGGAGAGCAAAGCGCCCACTGGCGCTTAGTCCATCTCGCTTACGAGTTTCACATTAGTCCAGAACAAATTATTTCTTTATCGCCTAGAATTGTAAGAACAATGGAACGCTATTTGCGCTGGCGTGTTACCGAAATTAATAAACCTAGAAAGTAAAAAGTTAATGGCAATTAAAGAAGTCGGTTCAGATGCCAACGGAAATATTAAATTAGAGGGTGTATTCGAGTTATTAGAGGATTTTAAAAAATATGAGCAAGTCGATTTAAAGAAAAGTCTTTTTAGAGAGATGACTAAAATTGCGCAACCTATTGTTAAAGATGCACAGTTTTTTCTTCCTACACAAACAAGTACTCTTTCCGGTTGGGGTGGAAAGAATACTTCTAGTGGGGTCAATGTCGGAGCAAACGAAAGATGGAAACCTAAACAATCAGGATCTTGGGGTTTCCCTGTTTATCACGAAGCCTCTGCTAAAAAAGGTGTTCGCGCTCAGGTAGGACCAAAAGGAAAAAATAGAGGTAAAAACTTTTACACGAATTTGTTATCCGTTATTCAATCTAATGGTGCGGCAATGGTTTTCGAGTACGCTGGAACTAAATCTAATAATAAGTTTGCTAAAGCATTAGAATCTAAAGGATTCGGTAGACCGATGAGATCTTTGTTTAAAGCCGTAGATAAGAATTTAAAAGAAGTTCAAGATGGTGTTAAAGATGCGATAATAAGAACAGAAGAAGAATTTAACACTCGACAAGCAAAAGTGAGAGGTGATAAATAATGGCTATTATTGCCAGTATTATCTCTACGTTCGATCCTAGAGGT